TGCGATCCTGGCACGAAGGAATACATAGCAGCTATAGGCGCTCTTGGGAAGCTACTAGTGGACATCAAGAAGCTACAGCCGAAAGATTCCTCTTCACCATTAGAAGCTCTGGCCGAACTAGAGACGTGGCTAGCTAGAGCTAAGGGTGCTTAGTGCGTGATCTGCGTGCTGAAATAGCGGCGGTCTTCAACGACCCGTGGCAGTTTGCCAGGTGCCTCTGGATAAAGGACAAGAGCGGCAAGCTCGTTCAGTTCGATATGAACCAGAGCCAACGTATCCTGCTAAAGAAGCTATTAGAAGGAAAGAACGTGGTGGTTCTCAAGCACAGGCAGGGCGGCATCACGACACTGTGCTGTGCGTACATGTTCTGGCGGGCGCTCGTGTCTTCCGATCCTATTAGCTGTGTGTCTCTACTACACAAGAAGGACGCGGCAGATGAGGTCTTCCTCAAATACAAAGAATATTACTACGGTATCCCAGAGCTAATCAGAACGCCCTTAGATAAGGAGACCTCCTCTACGTTTAGGTTTAAGACAGGCTCCTCTGTAATGGCTATCACAGCAGCAGGCCACGCAGGGCTACGCTCGTACACAATCAACGCGGCACACGTTTCCGAGCTATGCTTCTACGACGATCCAGACGAGATCCTAAGCAACGTCCTCTCTGCTCTGAATGGTAACCAACTAATAGTGGAAAGCACAGCTACAGCATACGGTGATCCAATGCACCAGCTAGTAGATAGCATCCAGCGAGGGGAGAGACCCGGTAACTGGGAGCTAGTGTTCTTTCCATGGTACCAGCATGAGGATTATCGGGAGCCAGCACCCGAAGGCTGGCTACCCGACAGTGGTGAGCTAGCGATTCAGAAGGCGTTGGGTGTCGATCTAGATCAGCTCTACTGGAGACACTGCAAGATAGCCGAGATAGGTATTGACAAATTCAACACTGAATATCCAGGTACAATTGAGGACGTGTTCTCACAGAAGGGCGACTGCTACTATACGGATGAGGATCTACAGTACGTAACTAAGCTCGCGCCCATCTCTTATGAGAAGACACTAGAAGAGCCTAAGGCTGGTATCAACTACGCTATTGGTGTAGACGTGGCTTCCGGTATCGCTAAGGACTATAGCTCGATCTTCGTACTGAGCCAGAAAACATCCTCTCCAGTCTACGTATTTCGCTCTAATACGATAGCTCCTACAGCTCTAGCTAAGAAGATACAAGCGGTGTCTGCGCGCTATAACAAAGCCAAGACCCTAGTAGAATCAAACAACTGGGGCCACACAGTCATCAACGAGCTTGAGCATTTAGGGTTCAATTCCTTCTGGAAGAAGGACGGCAAACACTGGGAAACCACCGCTCAATCTAAGACACTAATGCACGAGCAACTGAAGGAAGCCATTAGAAAAGGAAGCATCCATTCTCTAGATGAGATCACCATTACCGAGCTAAAGGGATTGATCGTCACGAATCAGTCCAAAGCGCCTGAATCACAGCGCACGAAGCAAGGACACGGGGATAACGTCATCGCTCTTGGATTAGCGTGGCAATGCCTCCAGAGCCTACCAAAGCCATCCTATCCAATAGATCCAATCAGAGCGCTAATGACACCTACTAAACAAGATCCTTACGAACGAACATGGAGACACTAATAATGCCAAGACAGACGAAGAGAGAAGCGGTGAGCCTGGTTAAAGAAATCTACGAGCAGCACCGAGACCTATGGGAGCAATCCCGAGAGGCGATGAAACGGCTAAATGACGTTTATATGGTTCGCTTCTGGGACGATATGGATAACCCAGACGCTATGGTGCAGGTAGCTGACGCTCGCACGCAGGTAGAATCCTACATCGCCAGCCTATTTAGCAAGGCTCCTTCTGTTGTAGTAGGTGGAGATCCGCAAGCATCTAAGGGGTCTAACAAGCACGCAGAGGTCGTCATCAATAGATTCCTAGAAGACGAAGCAGAGACTATGACTACAGCGTGCAGGCTCGCGCTCATCTTTCCTTGTAGCTTCTTGTTCTTAGGAATGGGCGATGGAGAAGACGTGTTAGACCGCATCTATTTGGAAGCGCTAAAGCCTTGGGAGGTTATCGTAGACCACACAGCTTCTACGTGGAAAGCGCAGCGTTATACGGGCAAGGTCTCTCAGATCACGATTGGTAAAGCTAAAGAACTGTACGGCGACAAGGACTACATACCCGAAGAGCATATTGATTTCTTAACTGCGACGCGTAATCGACGCCGCTCCTCAAGAGAGAAGGGAACGTCCCTCCCCGAAGAATATCTATACATCACCATCGTAGAGCTATGGGATCGTCTATCGTTGAAGAAGATTACGTGGACACCGTGCTTGGTCTCTGGCGACGGCTATCTTAATTCAGTAGACGCTATGCTAGATGACGCAGGACGTATGTCCGTTCCCATTGTACCTCTCTATCTGAACACAGATCCGTCTGCTCCTCTAAAGGGGTTCTCCTTCATTGCTACGATCTATAGCCAAATAAAGGAAAAGAACCTACTACGCTCCCAGATGCAGCAACAGGTTCGGCGCGACACTAGACAAATCCTCTACAGAAAAGGAGCCGTTGATGAGGAGACCTTAGCACAGCTCGTGAACGGAGCTGATATGTCCTTCATTGGTGTAGAAGGAGAGACCGTGAGCGGTGCTATGGCTCCAGTCCAAACCATACCGATGTCTAGCAACTACGACAAATACCTTGCTCAGATCGAGGCTGATCTTGAGCGCGCCAATGTTATGGCCTCTTTCTCTAGAGGACAATCCACTAACGTAACGGCTACAGAGATTAGCGCTTTAGCGCAGTATACCCAATCAGAGGTAGGGAAGCTAGCCCGCATCAGAGACACCGCCATTGAGAGCATAGGGACAATCTATTTGAAGATGCTATGGTGTCTCGTAGAAGATAGAGAGAACGAGCAGGTTGTTTTATTGGTAGATGGAAAGCCGGCGATCCTAGCGCCTGCTGATATTGAGGGGCGCTTCTCTATTACAGCAGTTGATCAAGGTTCTCTACCTATCTCCCAAGCAGCTAAGGAGGCAAAGCTCGTACAGCTATTACCGACCCTAGAGAAATTTGGGGTGCCGCCAGCGGAGCTACTGAAGCTAGTAGTTCAAACCTTCGATCTAGATCCAATGTTACTAGATGCTGCTAGCAAAGCCGTAGCTGAGAAACCGGCTGCACCTCAACCTTCAGCACCGGGAATGATTCCCACACCTTGACACGTCAAGAGAACCTCTCTATAATTAAAGCACAACCAGAGGAACCCATGCCTATTTATACGTATTCCTGTCCAAACGCCCACCGTCACGAGCGGGTGCGCCCTATGTCTGCGTGTGACGAGCCGTCTATTTGCCCAGCGTGCAATGAGAACGCGCGTCCCATTCCCTCCTTAATAGCTCAGACCTCTCTAAGATGGGGGGATAATACAGGCCGGTTTGGCGTAAATGGTTTCTACGATAGAGGATTAGGAGCCACCTATCACAACACCGTAGAGCGCGACCAAATCATGAAGCAGAAGGGACTAGTTCCCTTAGATGAAATAGGCGGCGATGCTGAACTAGATCGCCGTATCGAGAAACAAAAGACCGACGCTAAGAAGGCAGACGCGTACACAGCAACCTTTACTATTGCAGAAGCTGGCGGGGCCAGCCCATTCAAAGCACATGAGCTAGCTACAGCGGCTAGTGATAACATCTAATCTTAGGAGATTAAATATAATGCTATCCCCTTCCCTTGGAGAAAAAGCCCTCCAGATCAAACAATCTCAAAACCAGCTAGCCGAAAGCATGGCACCCCGCGCAGTAAAGATGTTTAGTAAGCGCGCCCTGAGCCAGCTAGTGAAGAGCTTCAACGCTCTAGCTCCAGTCTTCGGGCTAATGGAAACCTACCCAGATTTTACAGCCGACGCTAAGACCCTCCCTAACGATTTCGTCCGCTATCTAATTATGGTAGGGCAAGCCACTAGGGAAGCCGCCTCTCAAGAGATAATCGAGCCAGAGCTAGTAGTCTCTTTAGAAGGAATCAAGGACGACAATGGTCTACTAAGACTATCGTCCCAGCTCGATATCCTGCGTAGAGACCAGGGCTTCAAGGCATTTCTTAACGAAGCACCTGACTACGAACCTGTAGCACCTGAAGAAGAACCCGAAGCTGAAGACGAGGGAGAGCCTGCTGACGTTGCTGAAGACGAGGACGAGCTAATGTCCCTGCTAATGAACCGCGAGACGAACGCTGCTAAAGCTTCGATGTAATTTCCCTAACAACCCACTACGCTGCTATGAGCAGCACTGGAGAATAAAATGCCTGATGATGTAAAGCCTGAGACCGTTACCACAGAACCTAAGAACGAAACACCAGCTAGCACCCCTGGTGCCGCCGGTAACCCAAAACCCCAACCATCTAATGATAAACGTCTATCTGCACGACAGATCGCGCAAGCAGCAGCACGCGAGCCAAGCATTGATCTGAATGCGCAGATCGAGGTACCCGACGAAGGTAAGCCTTTTGATTTAGAAGCTTTCATGAATGAGGATTTCAGCGACGATCCTATTCTGAGCAGAGAGCACAAGAACCTCCCTGATTTCAAGACTGTGCTTAGCCGTCACACTACGGAGGAAGGCCGCAAGCTAATCTCCAACATGAGAGCAGACTACACCCGTAAAACCCAAGAGATTGCCTCTATTAGAAAGGAGCTAGAAGCAGAGCGCGCAACCATTCAACGCGAGCGCGAGCTATTACTACGCTCACCCAACGCTAAGGCTACGGCAGAGCTAGCTGCTAAAGACACCTCGAAACTAGACCCTTACGTAGACGCTGATCTAAAGGAGCTAATTAGAATCGAGGCAGCTAAGATAGCGCAAGAGCAGCTCAAACCGTACCAGGAGATGCACACCCAGAAGGAACAGCAGCAAGCAGCACGTAGCTTTGTTGAAGCTCACCCCGAGCTGAAGGAAGAATCCTTTAAGCAGGAGATGATTAAGACCCTGAAGGAGAAACCCCACCTAGCTGTAGAAGATGCGTATGAGATAACGGCAGCACGCGTCGCTAAGATTAAGGCGGCTCAGCAACTAGAGGAGAAGAACGCTCTCAAGAAGGCTGGCCGCGATTACTACGAATCTCCACGCAATAGCAACGTGCGTACGTCTGGGCCTGATCGCCGCTCGGCTAAAGATATCTACAAGGAGCTAGCTAAACAGTAAAGCTCTGGCTCGTTACTAAGGAGGGTGCTGTACGTGGCTGCGTACACGCCCTCTCTCTTTTAGTAGAGAACTAATCTCAACATACGAGGTAATTAATGGAACCCGCAAAGACACAGGAAGAGAAGGAAGCCCGCATTAAGGCTGCTATAGAAGCTAGAGGGATAAAGCCTGGTACTGAAGATTATAATACGTGGTATGGTATTTATGATAAGAAGATTCAGGTCGTTCCTCCGGCAGCCACCGCACCTTCTCCAGTAGCTGCACCTACACAGCCTCCAGTCGGAACAATAACTGCGGCTCCTTCTCCTGCTACCAAGCCTACAGCTACTGCGGAACAATGGAGAGAAGAAGCTAACAAGAAGGTAGCTGAAACATACGGACTAAGGCTTTCTTTTGTTAGAGGATTGTCTGACCAAACAATTCTCAACGACTACCCAGAAGCCAAAACAGTACGTGGGAGCTATACTGTCGTCCCTAACGCGGAAAAGAATCCATCTCCTGTATCTTCTATAAATGCCGGAGCGGCTGCTTCTAAAGAAGAAAGCATGGCCAGACAAGCCAGCGTTGCTAGATATGATAGAAGCCAAGGCTTTGATGAACAAGGCCCTTTTCTTGGGGAGCCAACAGAGACGCAACTATCCGCAGCAGGTAACCCTGATATCCTCTACCCAGCTAATGATATTATCCCAGTAGAATATCGCACTAGTTTCGACGCTATGGGGCCAGGGTGGAGAGATGCGTTTTCTCCACAGACATCGTTAGGGGCGCCCCCAAGCTCCGTTAATACAATAAAGCCTCAGCCTACACCTATAATGGAGAATGACGTAGATACTGACGCCGCTCTTAGACAGGCGTCACAGGACGCGCTCGTTCAACTACGGGAATATCTAACGCAGAACAATCCTGAATATAAGAATGGTACTGAAGACCAGCGCGCTCTTATCCTCTACAGAGAGATGAGAGGTCTAGTTGATCCACCGACTATCAAGCAAGGTGCTCTGGGCGAGGATGAAGCCACTAAAGAAGAGCGTGATATCAATGCTACCTTCTTCCGTACTAAAGAAGATTCTTCTGCTCCTGACTATACGCCAGCCCAGATGTATTACATTAGTTCTTTCCGCTCTAGCTTAGCTAACCAGTTTAAAAACCAGGGTGGTATGAATCGTGTAAACGAACTAATAGGCTCGCCACAGTGGTACGAGAATGAAGGTATGAAGAGGCAGGTATTAGCCGCGTCCCCTGAATACTACGGTGTATTGGGTCTAGGTAATTACGTCTATCCAAGCGGAGCTACCAGAGAAAGCACTGGTATGTACGCGATGCGTATGGCCGCTGCGCCAGCCAATTTCGTAGTCGGTGGACTAACTAGCTTAGTAGCTTCCGCCCTGCCAGAAGAGGCAGAAGCGAGCATACGTACCGCTCGTGAGCAATCAGAGATAACGCCTGCTGGTTCCTTTCCAAATGCTGAAGGTGCTTGGGAGCGTAGCGTAGCTACAGCCCTTGATAACGTGAAGCGCAACAGAGGAGCCACTGAAGAGATCTACGATTTTGGTGTTGGTGTAGGTGGGATCGAGCACCCGTACGCTAAGAGCGCTCTGTTTGGTGTTGGGTTACTGACCGATATAGTAGCCGTGCCAATCGTGCCTGGTGCTTCTGCTGCTGTAGAACTGGTGAGCGGCACTGGCGCTGCGGCAAAGGCAGCGGCCAGGGGCGCGACTGTAGCAACTAAAGGTGAGAGGGTAGCAGCGGTTATTGAGAACCTAGTACCTGATCCTCTTCCATATCTAGCTCGCAAGGCTGGGCTGACTGAAGCTCCTGGTGATATACGCTTATTGTCTGCTCAGGGTTATATGAGCAAGACGGATGCAATCAATAATGCCGCCAATGAGGTCTCTAGATTAGAGAGAAGCTTAGCCACTGGCACGCTTTCTGGAGACGAATTAGCCGCCGCTACTAGACAGCTCGAAGAAGCTAGAAGCGCTTTACAGAGAGCCTCTAATGAACTACCCGCTTCCTTAGCAGGAGAACTAAACGAAGCCCGTGCTATAGTGCGTGCAGCTATAGATGGTGATGCGGCTGCACTAACGAACCGCTCTTTAGCACGATGGGTACAGACGGCTATTGGCGTTGATAGCGATCTAGCTGCACGCGCTTCTGCTGTTCTAAAGAAAAGCGAAGAAGCGAAGGGCGTAACTGGCGTGGGTCGTCTGTTTGGGAGAATGTCCGGAGAACCTGATTTCTTAGACGCTGTTCTAAGAGCGATGCAGGCAGACGTAATCACACGCTCGATGATCAAGGCTGACGCTGAAGCTGGTGCTGGTACGCTACATCTACTGACGCCACGCGTAGCTGTAGCTAATGCTGACCGTGCAAAGCAAATCATGAAGGAGGCGTCTGAACACCCTATAGCTCGTGTTCTCAAGAAGGGTAGCTTAAACGAAGAAGACATTAACAAGGTCTTCGATTATCTAAAGAGCAAATCTGATCTCTCTAGTTTTGGTAGAGGAAGCGATAGATTCTTTGATAGCGCTCGCAGCGAGCTAACCGGAGCGAGCGTCGCTATCGAAGAACCTCGTAGAATAGCCGCCGCTAAAGGCGTAGACGCTCCGAAGGCGGAGCTTGTAACCCTAACGCCGCAGACTATTAGAACCGTCCTAGACCTAGTAGTGAACGACGTAGCGTTGTCCGGTAAGAACGTAAAGAATCTGGCAGCTGACGTAGAAGAGCTCGGACGCCAAGGCGTTAAGCTAGGTATCTTTACGCCGCATGAGGTGCGTCCCAGTTTGTTTGTTCGTTTCGTAGACGAGATGAAAGCTAAATTCCAAAAGGAGATTCCTTTAAGCGATAAGGCGGGACTATTGATTGAACAGGCGAAGCAAGAGCTAGGGGCTCTACCCGGAGCGCTCAATAGAGATATCAGCGCTTTAGCTAAAGAGCGCAATATCTCAAGACCACAAGCTATCATGCACATGATGTCCGCTCGCATCGTAAGCGCGCCCAACGATGCAGCTGATTCCATTATAGGATTCGTTAGGTGGGGTGAGGCTTCTACGTTTAGCGGATTGTTCACCGCTTCTAAGAACGTGCTGAGCACGCCTGTTGGTGCGGCTCTTATGAAGGAAGCAGAAGACACCCTAAGAGCTTCGCTAAAGGAACTACAGACTGATCTTGGTAAGGTTCGTAACGTAGATGCAGCAGGCAGAGCTGTTGATTACGCTACCCTAGAGCGAATCGTAACGCGCTACATAGACGACGTTCAAAAGGTTGTTGATGAGAAGGGTCTTAGGGTCGGTGTTGCTACGCATAAAGACGTGCCTGAAATCATAGTGGCTACACTGCTCGATGCTAGAGCGCGTAGGATTCTAGACCTTAAGAGCGAAGAGCTGTTCAAAGCTGAACATCTAAAGATAGATAGTAACATTATTAGGGAAGGGCGTAAGGCTGCTCGCGCTACTGTGGCCAGACAGCGCATTCCTGTAGATGCCCGCGCCCTAGATGCCGCTGATGCTACATGGGCAGAAGAGACGGTTAGCCGTATCCTTTCTCTAAGGATACAACGCAAATGGAAATCTATAGAGATCTTTATGGAGGAGACATTAGAAGAAGGAGGGCGTCTATTTGAAAGAACGATGACCGAATCTGAAATCAGAATGTTTTACCATCTAGATGAAATAGCTGAAGACATCTATGTTAAGGGCGGCTTCAACATGCTCACCGCACAGCACGAGCTAGAGGCTGCATTGTCTGGTCTAGCCTCCGCTCTAAAAGATCCTAAAGGCGGTATCGTAGGACTGTACGGATCTGGTGTCGCGGATGCGAACGCTGTTCTTAGAGGTTTCGAGGGGCCGTACGACATAGCTAAGCTGAGAGACTACATAAAGACTAACCCTAACAACTACACGATTCGGAACATAGCGCGGCGCCTTTGGGACACCTTTAACAAGATGCAGTATTTCTTCATGCTTTCTGTCAGAACCCGCTTCCACGGTATGAACGTACTAACCGCGCCATTGATTATTTGGGCTACGGTTGGAGCAGAGAAGGCAGGAAAAGCAATAATGGATTTCCCTGGTGGTATGTACCTGTCTGCCAAGATCCAAGAGGCTATGTACCAGGGCTCGAACGTAGGGACACCCACTGGCGCTAGCTTAGGCTATATTGCTAAGAAGATTGGTAAAGATCCTGGTGATGCTGCTGTAGCTTTTAAGACAGCTACTGGTAAACCTTATACGTGGGGCGATCTACGTGATCTGGCTATCAAAGGCGGCATCACTAAGAGCGAAGCTGGATTTGCTGGCGGACGTGAAGCTCTGAAGCCATTAGCTGATGAGATAGCTGGACGCTTAAGCATCGCACGCGGAGGCGCTAATGCTGTGTACGATAGTATTAGTTCTATAGCTCCGCTCTTTGATGGAGCTTGGAGAACCTCTGTAATGATAGGCGCTCTAAAGGCGGGACGTACGGAGCAAGACGCGATCAAGCTCGCTCGTGAAGCTCTATTTGATTATGGACGTATGACCGCATTCGAGCAGAAATACATAGGCTCTTGGTTCATGTACTACAGCTTCTTTCGTGCGTCGGTGGCTAACGCGCTAGTGACCTTAGTCTCGAACCCAAGCCGTCTTGCAAACCAGCTAAAGATAGCGAAAGGTCTAGATCCATTCTGGGGAACCGCTTCAGAGAGCGAGGATAATAGCCTCTTCTATCGGAAAGAATATCTACAGAGCCGCGCCCGTATCGGATTTAAGAGAGGCGGTAACACGAATGAGAACTACGATATCTACGCACCACCGTTACCTCTAATTGATTCCTACGTCTTGCTAGCTAAGATCCTTGGTTTCGCTATGGGTAATAAAGAATTTGGCTTTGGAGATTACCTGGTAGAGAGAGCATCTCCTATGCCTAAAATAGCTTTAGGAATTTCTCGGAAGCAACTACAGGAAATCTATGGTAGGGGGTATATTGATCCGCGCCATATCGCTTGGCTCAGAGCCACTGGTACGTGGGATACGTTCCTTTCTTTCACCTGTGGAAATAAGACAAGACCTACGCCTGTAGATCCTAAAGAAGGTGATACAGCATTCTTTGTAGAGAATGGCTTTCCTAAGACATGGAGCTTTGAAGGAAACCAGAAAGCGATAGACGCATACATTACGTTATTGCTGTTTGTACAAGCGAGCGGAGCGCAGCTAGCGATCAACGACTACGCATTCGTAATGGATGATCTTGGTGGATTGGATCTACCACAAGAGGGCATTGAGCTGAGCTGGCAACCTGGTGAGATGATTGGTGCGGCTACCTACGTTAAGAATAGTGGCACCAGTATCGTTAGAGCTTCTAGTGCTGGGGCGCAGGACGCTGCCAAGATGAAGGTACAAAAATAAAAAGGCGGCTCGATGGCCGCCCTTCCCGCTCTTAGTTAGGTTTTTTAGTTAAGCTCGACCCGCTCTAGGAAACCAGCGTCCTCGTTGATCCATTTAGAACAGACCACCCAGCTACACAGCTTGTCTTCATTCTTCTTTCCGAACTGGCCGGTACCCGTTCCACTGGGGCGTAGCTTTTGAGAAGACGCCCAAGCATCTAGCTCAACAGCGTCGTAGATGTAGGCTGCGCCCTCGTAGATGTTAACGAAGACAATGAACGAAGCGTGATCGCGCCATTCAGTGCGCTTGGTCTGCTCGTAGTCTGCGAACATCTCAACACAGAAGGTGGGGTATGGAGAGCCGCCAGAGCTAGCACCAGCCAACGTCTTAAATTCTACAGGATAACGGATGCCATCTTCGAGCGTAACGAAGGCGTCGCAGCCGAACGTGTTTTTACCAGGCAATAGCTCCCAAACGCTATCGGGCCGAAGGGCATTATCTGCCTCAAGGAAGCGGTTGATTAGACGCTCGTGGCGCTCGTTGAGACTGTGGAACGAACCGATGTAGGTGGCTTTCATCTTAGTTGCCCTCGTTAGAAGAAAGGGTTGCGCGGAAGGTATCCATTAGCTTCTTCTTGCGGTGACGTACAGAAGAGGGATCCCAATCAATGATCTTTGCAATCTCTTCAGAGGTCATCCCTTTGAGAAGGGAGGCTTCTAGTAGAAGACGATCTAGCTCTCTTAGGGTTTGGCAGTAAGCGTGAAAGGCGGCGCTGGTTGACATTAGGTTTTCCTCGGCAATTAGCTCAGCTTCGTGAGCGGTGATGTTTTGATTATCGTATGTGGTGATTGCTTTGTCAAGCTCACAACCCATTGAAACG